AATTATCCCGTTTTGGTGATCATGTTGGTATCGTTACTTGCAATATTGATTCTGGAACCGATATAACAGGTCTTTCTACAAGTGGAGATTATGTTGGTGAATTTTCTTGGGGATTATTTACATCAATTACAAGATCCTCTACTCCAATTTCTATTGGTGTTACTGGAAAAACTGTAGATGTTGGATTATCAACGTTTCCAACAATTCAGAGAAGAGGTGAGGGACTTAGACTTACTGGATCACTTCCAGAAACTTTAAGTTAATTTTATCCATATAAATATTTAAAAAAACTGTGTAATATGTCTGCTATAGTAACAGATCAATTTAGAATTGCTAATGCTAATAATTTTGTAGATTCTGTGTTGAGCACTGATAATAATTATTATGTATTTTTAGGACTTTCAAATCCCGGAACAACATCTACTCCTGTAGGATTTGGTAGGACTGCAGCATGGGGAAACACTCCATCAAGTCCACCAAGTCCTATTGATAATCAACAGTACTTAAGTCATTATAGAAATACTGCATTATTTGGTAAAAAATTAAATAGTTTGAATGTTAGAAGAATTGTAAAAAAAATTAATTGGACTTCAAATACTCGTTACGAAATGTATCGTCACGATTATAGTATTGGAAATTTAGCACCAATTTCTCAAAGTGCAAGACTTTATGACAGTAATTATTTTGTTATTAATAGTGATTTTAAAGTTTACATATGTATCTCTAATGGGTCTCATGGTGATATTGGAGGAACATCAAACATAAATGGAAATACATCTCAAGATGAGCCAACTTTTACAGATTTAGAGTCATCTGCTGCAGGAATAAGTGGAGACGGATATATTTGGAAGTATTTGTTTACTATATCTCCAAGTGATATTATTAAATTTGATTCTACTGAATATATTGTTCTTCCGAGTGATTGGTCAACTTCAACTGATTTCCAAATTCAATCTGTAAGAGATTCTGGAGATTCTGCAATAAACAACAATCAAATAAAATATGTTTATATTGAAGATGGAGGAGGAAGTGTATATACGGCAGGTACTTATGACATTAAAGGTGATGGGTCAGGAGCAAAAGTAAATATAGAAGTTGATACGTCTGGAACTATTACTAAAACAACAGTTGTTTCTGGTGGCAGTGGATATACATTTGGAATTGTTGATTTTGGACATGCAACAACAGATACTATTTCAAACCCTGCAAAGTTGATTCCAATTATACCTCCATCTAGAGGTCATGGTTATAACATATATGAGGAATTGGGATCAGATAAAGTTCTTGCATATTCAAGATTTGATGATTCAACAAAAGATTTCCCAACAGACACAAAATTCTCTCAAGTGGGAATTATAAAAAATCCAGAAAAATACGAATCTACAAGTCTTTACACAGCAAATGAATATTCATCATTAGGAGCAATTAAATTAACGTCAAATTTTATTAGCAATCCTGGTATTGGTGATAAAATTGAACAAACCACGTCAAATGGCACTGCAAGAGGATATGTTGCATCATATGATGCAGAAACTAGAGTATTAAAGTATTATCAAGATAGATCTCTAAACTTTGCCAATACTTTAAATCAAACTGATAGGAATGATGTTACTAGTAAAGCAAATGTTATTAATTTTGAATCATCATCAAATACAGTTTCTAATGTCTCATATGTAGCATCAATTGATACTGGTTTCACTGGGATTACAACTACAGTTGGATCCAAAGAAATTAATTTGGGAGTAACTTTTTCATCTGGTCTCTCTAATCCAGAGATAAATAAGAATACGGGAGATGTTATTTACATTGATAATCGTTCTATAGTAACGAGAGACTCTAGGCAAAAAGAAGACATCAAAATTATTCTGGAATTCTAAAGAAAAATGTCGCAAAAAACAAATTTAAATATCAATCCATATTATGATGATTTTGATTCGTCAAAAAACTTTTTAAAAGTTTTATTTAAACCAGGATATCCTGTTCAAACTAGAGAATTAACAACCTTACAATCTATACTTCAAAATCAAGTAGAAGATTTTGGAAGTCATATGTTTAAAGAAGGATCGATGGTGGTCCCTGGAAACATTGGTTATGATGGACAATTCTATTCCGTTAGAGTAAATACGACTCAATTTGGAGTTGACTTATCGGTATATATTGAGAATTTTGTTGGAAAAACTATATCTGGACAGGTTTCTGGAGTTACCGCAAAGGTTCAGAAAGTAGTTCTTCCATCAGAAAGTGATGAAGTAGATAATATAACTCTATATGTAAAATATTTAAAATCAAATGAAGATTTTGAATTTTCGCAGTTTATTGATGGAGAATTATTATCGGCAAATGAAAATATTGTTTATGGAAATACGACTATAAGTGCAGGATCACCTTTTGCATCTGCAATTAATTCAAATTCAACTGCTATCGCATCGGCATCTTCAGTCGGAGAAGGTATATATTTTATAAGAGGTTACTTTGTAAAAGTTCCAAAACAAACAATTATTTTAGATTATTATACAAATACCCCATCATATAGAGTTGGATTAAAAATTGACGAATCTCTTATTAATGCAAAAGAAGACGAATCTTTATATGATAATGCAAAAGGATTTTCAAACTATTCGTCACCAGGTGCTGATAGATTAAAAATATCTTTAACACTTACCAAAAGACCTCTAACAGATACAAATGATACTGATTTTGTAGAGTTACTTAGAGTAAAAAATGGAAAAATTAAAAAAATTACAACCAAAACTGAATATAATAGAATTCGTGATTATCTTGCAGAAAGAACTTTTGATGAATCTGGCAATTATACTATAAATCAATTCGATTTACATGTAGAAGAATCTTTAAATGATAGATTGGGCAGTGATGGAACTTTTTTCAGTAATGAAACAACAGATCAAGGAAATATCCCATCGGAAAGTTTAGCAGTATTAAAAATATCCCCCGGAAAGGCATATGTTCAAGGGTATGATATTGAAAAAGTATCTACTTCTATTGTAGATGTAGATAAACCTAGAGATACTGCAGATATTAAGAATACTACAGTCCCATTTGAAATGGGAAATATACTGAGAGTTAATAATGTAACTGGAGTAGCAAAGGTAAGAGAAACAATCGCTCTTTATGCACAATTTGAATGTTCAGGAACTCAAATTGGAGAAGCAAGAGTATATTCATTTACTTTAACTGATGCAGCATATTCTAATGCGGCAACTAGTTGGGATTTGAGATTGTATGATATTCAGACATATACAAGATTAACATTAAATCAATCTGTTTCTTCAGATGAAATAAAACAGTCATTCTTTGTTAAAGGGAATAGTACTGGATCAACAGGATTTGCTACAGCAGACGGATCATCAAATCAAATATTTTTAAGACAAACTTCTGGAACTTTTGCAAAAGGTGAAAGTTTAACTATTAATGGAATACAATCTTCAAGATCTATAACTGAAGTTCGTACATATAACACTCAAAACATTAAGTCAGTAAAACAAACAGCACCTTTTAGTTATAGTAATTTTCAAGCGGATTCAATTTTAGATAAATTTAATTTTCCAGGAGCAGTATCTGAATTAACAATTACTGCAACTGGGGGAGGTATCTCTACAGTAACTTCTCCGGGTAGAACTTTTGTTGGTATTAGAACTGATACTGTAATCAGATATCAACAATCTGGTTCTTCATTAGAATATTTTAATAGAATATCCAGTATTGCAGCAGATGCATTATCATTCGAAATTTCTGCATTATCAACTGTTGCTGGAGTATTTAATGGAGCACTTCCAACATCAGATATTCAAGTTAATGGATTTTTAGGAGCACCAATAGTAAGAGGTTCCGGAACTTTATTTGCTCCCCTAGCAGAACGAAATACATCTAGTATTGATCTTTCCAATTCTCAACTATTCATTACTGAACAGTTAACTGGAAAAGACGTTGATGGCACTGATAATACTATAACTATCAATACTAGTGATGTTAGTGGTATTAGTGATATATCTTGGGTTAATTTTGATCAAGAGAGATTTGGTATTGGATATAGTGGAGGAGGTATAGGAAAGATTACTTCAGATGCATTCAGTATTAGTGGAAATACAGTAACTATTAGAGGTCTAGAAAGCAGTCTTTCAAATAATGATACTGTTGTTAATGTAACAGCAGTAAAAAATAATATTCAGAGTAAAACTAAAACTTATAGTAGAAGTAGAATTTTATCTGTAAATGGGTCAAAATTAAAAGAGTCTGGAAATAATGTCGCAACCTCTAAAAATGATGGGTTAACATATAATCAATATTATGGTCTGAGAATTCAAGACGAAGAAATATCATTAAATTATCCTGATGTGGTGAAGGTTCTTTCAATTTATGAATCTTTAAATGAATCTACTCCGACTTTAGATATAGTTGATTTTCCAGTTATATCAAATGTTGGAGCAAATGCATTAATTGGTGAAAATATTATAGGAACTAAAAGTAATACTGTAGCCAGAATTGTTACTAATAACACTACATCTCCTTCGTCGGGAAGTGCAAATAAATTAGGAGTTGTTTATTTAAATGAAAACAAATTTTCTATAGGTGAAGCAGTAGTATTTGAGGAGACAAAAATTAATTCTCAAATTGATTCTATAACAAAGGGCAACTATAATGATATAACCGGATCATATGTGTTAAACAGAGGACAGAAAAATCAATATTATGATTATTCAAGAATTGAGAGAAGAAAAAATATTCATGAACCATCTCGTCGTTTATTGATAGTTTTCGACCATTATTCAGTTCCAACGACTGATTCTGGAGATGTATTTACCGTCGATAGTTATGATGCAGAAAGATTTTCTAAAGATATTCCGAATATTGGAGGGTCTATTAGAGCAACAGATACTTTAGACTTTAGACCTAGAGTGGCAATATTTAATCCTGCAGTAACAACTGATAAATCACCATTCGATTTTAATGCTAGAACTTCGGCATTTAATACTTCTCCATTAAGATTATTAGCACCAAAAGAGAATGCAATAGTCAGTCAAAGTTTTTATCTTCCAAGAATGGACAAAGTTTATTTGGATATTCTTGGCAATTTTGTTATTGAAAGAGGAATTTCCTCAAAAAATCCAAAACCACCTAGTAAGAGAGGAGATTTCATAGAACTTGCAACAATTACATATCCTGCATATCTTTATAATACATCTAATGCGGGTATTATCTTAACTGATAATAGAAGATACACGATGAGAGACATTGGTATTATTGAAGATAGAGTTGAAAATTTAGAAAGAGTAACAACATTATCTCTTCTGGAAATAAATGCGAACACTTTGCGAATTCAAGATACTGAAGGTAGAGATAGATTTAAAAGTGGTTTCTTTGTTGACTCATTTTCTGATAATTCTAAATTTGATTCATTTCTTTCAACAACTTTGGTTGATCAATCTACTAGAACTTTAAATCCAAACATTAGTAGAAATTCATTAAATTCACTAGTAGCAACTTTAGATGAGTTGTCACCACAAGAACTAGATTTAAATGATGAAAATTTAATTTTATTGGATTCTTCTATTCAAAAAACTGGTCGAGCATTAACTCTTGCATATAACGAAGTTGATTGGCTAGAACAACCATTTGCAACCAAAGTAGAAAATGTAAACCCTTTCAACATTGTTGTTTATAATGGGACAGTTCAATTACAACCAGAGGTTGATAGTTGGACTAGAACAGTTCAATTACAGGATGTAAACGTAAGTAATAGATTTAGACAAGAAGTTAATCTTGTCAATAATCTGGATCTTACTCAAGATAGATCTTTAACTCTCCCATTAGCTCCAAGATTTAGAGGAGGTGGGGGTAATGTAGGTAATACATTTAGAAACTTTGCTAGTGGACTTAGTGGCACTACAAGTGCTAGTAGCACTGCAAGTGATAGTTTTGATACTGTAGATACATTTATTCGTAATGAGGTAGTTGGTACACCTGATGAAGAATTTATGAGATCTAGAAATGTTGAGTTCAGTGCTTCTAGTCTCAAACCAAACACCAGATTTTATCAATTCCTAGATGGTAATAGTGCTGTTGATTTAATTCCTAAACTAATTGAAATTTCTAATAATAGAGGACTTACTGGAAATGGTTCTTCCGGTGCATTTAGGA